GACTTTGCTCAAATATTTGATCAAATTCAAAAGTCGGAGGACGACGATGAAAAATCTTGATTTTAGAAACTACACAAATAACTCTTCAGATCACTTCAATGCAGTATCATTTAGAAATGACGTACTTTTAAGACAAAGATATGAGTCTTTGTTTACTGAAGGAACGTTCTATGCTGTGTGTTTATCTAGTTTTAAAGACGAAGAAAATACTGGCGAATCAGAGCAGTTAGGCAGCTCCTCAAATGTAAGCCAAGAGCTTGAGATAACAGTTAAGCCAATAAGTCAGCAAGAGTTCAATAATGCCTTGCAGGGCAATTTCAATGTAGTTGTGGAAGGCGCTCCTGCCATTGGAGACTCTCTTCCTCCGCTTGTTGGATTGACTGATCCCAATGATATTATGAGGAAGTTGGACTTATATCATAGTGCTCAATATTTAAAAGCAAAAAGCAGACTCTCAGACAAAGCTGGGAATCTGTCTTTGTCTTTTGGAGAGATAGTTGAGTGCTATTATGAGTTTGGTTCAATTATCGAAGGAACTGCTCAAGGTTTAAGATTCAAAAAGTTGGAGCAGTCCTCTATCCACGAAGGGTATACACAGTTGCTGTCAGTGGCTCCATTAATCTCTTCGCTGAATTCTTTCAAAGCAGGTGCAACTTCTTTTCTAGGTGATTTGTCTGGTGGAGATTTGTATGCCAGACCAGCTACTCCAAGCGAAAGATTATCACAAGAAGAAAAACTAATTTCTTTAGATCCAAGAATGAGACCTAAGATTGAAAATGTTTTAATTAAACTGAAGAATCAAAACTTTCGACCTAAAGTATATTTTGCTTGGCGAAGTTTGGCGGAACAAAAGGATATCGTGGAGAAAGGAAACAGCAAAGTATATTTCAGCTTCCACACAGCTTTAAAATCAGGTCGACCAAATGCCTATGCCGTGGATATTATTGACAAAAGGTGGGCTTGGACAGACGCAGCGGCAGCAAATGGGTTTTGGGAGGCTCTAGGAAAAGCAGGTAAAGAAGAAGGTCTTTATTGGGGTGGCGATTGGGAAGATTTTCCAGATTGGGCTCACTTACAGTTTTTCCCCAACAACAAGTTAAGGACTGTATTGATCGAATCAGGCTTACCTTCTGATTTTAAAATAAGGGTGTGATATTATGGCTGATAAAATTCAAGACAAATCTAAACTCAAAAACCCTGAGTTAGATAGAACCGGTAAGCGTAGAGGTATAGCAAATAAACCTATTGACGAGCACTTTGCTGTATATCAGAATGCTTCAAGTGAGCGAGTATATGCTGGAGACAACAACTCTCTTATCGTATTGGGTCGAGATAGGCCGGGAAATTTATACTCTGGATATGGTGGAAAAGGTGCAACCTCTGCTGGTCGCATTGATTTAATTGCTGGATTGAATTCTGAGAATCCTAACTTCGCTCTCGACTCAGCAAGAATCTACATGTCTCAGAAAGCTGATATTGATAAATATATGGGTCTCGCACCTACACCAAGACAAGCAGAGCCGGGCCGCTCCACCGTTGGAATCAAGGCGGACACATTGAGATTCCATGCCCGAGAAGATATTAAGATTGTAACGGGGAGAGCAAGATTTGAAGGAACAGGACCAGACGGAGAAAAACTCTCTAACGGAAAGAAAAATGAAAGACCCGGAACAATCTCGCTGATAGCCGGAAACTACACAGAGGATGAAGAGCAGGTATTCTCCAATTTCCTTAGTCCTCTTAAAAAGGCATTAGGTACTCGTAGGAAGCTTCAACCTATCCCGAAGGGTGATAACCTTACTGAATGCTTAAACGAGCTTTTTGACGCAATTAAAGAGCTCTCTGCGCTTGTTGGAGACAACACTTCAATGATTCAAAAAATGGACTTGGCCTTAGCCTCACATGTTCATCCTGTGGCGCCAATGCCTGTACCTCCATTTATACCAGTGGCACTCGCTCCTTCTTCATATACACCAATTACAGCTTTTGTGCAAGCGAAAACAACTGCTAGCATTGCTTCCAGACAACTATTTAACAAGAATATTGAGTTGAACAAAATAAATTATCTGAATGAAAACTTTGGATCTGCTTACGTCAACAGCAAGCATGTATTCACAACCTAGGAGATAGTATGGCGAATTTAGAAAAAAAATACTCTGACTTTCAAAAAGAGGAGTGTGAGGACTTTGTATTAGATAGTCCCGAGGTTTTAGATGAAAAACTTTGCCCTACTTGTCAACCCAATCCAAACTTCAAATTAGAAGCTAACTGGTGGGAAATTGAAGAAGCATATCTCAATGAGAAATATTGTGAGTACCATGTTAGGGTGTATCAAAACGAACCTGCACTCGAAGATAAATCACAGACTTCAGTTTTTAATCTAGCCTCAGAGAGAATCCTTGTGGATCTAGATAAGCCATTAAATGACGGAACAAGAACTCAGGTTTCCAATGCTTGCTATATCAAGAACAAATATAAAGATATTCGTTCTGGTGCACTTGGAGAAACCTATCTTGTAGCTGTACCTGCCTTTAATTTTGACCAAATTGAACCTAATGATTCCGAGAACTCAACTCAAGACGACTCAAGACTTGAATCAGTGGAAGAGATTGTGCTGGAGGCCAGCGGCCTTTATAGGAAACTTAGACAATTAAAATGGGCTATCAAAGCCTATGGTGGATTCTATTCGCTTGCGCAAGGAAGTAGGATAATCAGAAAAGACAAAGAGACCGGATTTGTCATCCGTCAAGAATCCGATGAGACAGCTAGAATCAACTATGATTGGACTGCGTCTAGGATCAACGATTTCATTAAAGGGATCAACAAGCTACTGAAAGATAATGGGTACGCAAAGCTAAATCGACCCGGACTTTTCAAATCAAAGAGAGCAGAAAAAATCAAACTATTGTTTGGCCAAAACTATAAGTTGGAAAAACTGCTTGTCTTGCCTGACGACGGGTGTGACAAATATGAAAAAATTAAAATACCTAAGAGTAGCCCTTTAAGAAAAGGTTCTCTGGCTGTTGTTTATAACTTTCTAGCGAACATAGAAGATATAATCAATGATATTACGGCGAAAGAAACAAAGCCTTGGCTAGACTTTACTTTGGAATATTTTTACCCAAAGTATATTGTTGACTATGGAAGTCTCGAAGAGATTAATGAGACCAAAGCTGGATTGGAATGTCTATTGGAGGAAAGGCTTGGTGTTGGAAATGGCCAAGTTATTGACTTTTTATCAAAGCAGGTTTTGTCCGCCTTCGATTCTATTGAGGACGAATTAGCGAAACAACTATGCGAAGGTATCGGCGGAACTCCAAAATCAACAGCACAAATGGCCTTGGAAAAAGGCGGAGATGATCCAAAACCAAAGGAAGAGCGAAAGCAAAAAATGATCGCTCGATATAAAAAAGAATATGAAAACAAGATCGTTCTTGAAATGGTTGATTATGTCAACAACTATTATTCTTCAATTTTTGAAGACTCAACTTCCTCACTTAGAGAAGAAGCGAATGTGAAAATCTCCAACAAAAACAATGTGTTGGAGAAAATGAAAGAATATGGAATCCCATTTGCAGAAGTGAAAGTTCCAGAATATTCTTATACTTCTAAGACTTCTGCTGGAAATGAGAAGATAACAGCAAACGTTGGAGTATATCACAACATTTATGAAAAATCTGACATTGAAAGAAATGCTGAAGTCTATGCTGAAGAAAAGTTTAGAAGGCTCGAAGAAGGATCTTTTGGAAATCAAGTAGAAAACTCGCCCCACTATCAAGAGTTCCTTGAGGCTTCGAATGAATTACTCAAGAAGCCCGAGACTTCATTCTTAATGGGATATAAAGATGCTGCCTCGGGAGAATCTGAATTAGACACAAGTGAAGCAATTACTGTATTCGGGCTATGCGGAATAACCTCGATAGCTGGAAAGGCTTTGGAGTGCATAGCTAGTGGCGTATCATTCGATACATTCTTAGGTATTCTAGTAGAGAAAGCTCTCGACTATATGGAATTGAATACGTTCAGCTTGTTCTTAAATGGATTACCGGCAGGATTCCGAGACGAACTCAATCAAACAATAAATGAACAATTCGGAAATGTAAACTTATCAGACTTGCTGAACATAAAAAAATCTGAGGATGGAAATCAAAAGCTCAAAGATTTTGTAAAATCAAAACAGACATTCAGGCTGGTATATGAAAAACTAGAAGAGTTAGAAGGAAGAACTGCTCAAGGAGAAGACCTTGCGTTCTTAGAGCAACACTTGCCTAAGCCAATAATCGACTCCGCCATTGACAAAATCAATAGAATAAAAACTAATGAATATCTAAGTCGAGAAGAAAAAGAAGAAGAATTAAAGATTCATAAAAAGGAAACAAAGAAAGAGTTCCGAAAGTTTAAAGTTCAAAACTCAAAATTTAAAGAAGCCGCAGATAGAATATCTTCAGCGGTTGGAGAATCAGTTTCTGACGTTCGAGAGAACCTAGAAGAAAGAAAAGAAATAAACAAAAAGCTAACTTTGGTGAGAGAACAAATTGAAACTGAGAGATCCAAAGTAAGAGACCTGATTGTGTCTGAGAATATGTCTGAGTTAATCACTTTGCCGGGCACTACACTAAGACCTAGTGAAGCTGCTAAGGAAGAGTTGCGAAACATAGCTCAGAGAGTTCTAGATTATAAGTCCGTGGAATCAGAATTAGTAGAACAATTAGAAGGATTAAAAGTATCTTCCAAAATAAAGAATAAGACAGAAGAAATAAAACAAAAAATAAACGAAGCAGGCTATGATCTGGCAATTGGAATCTTGGCATATCAAGACGATTTTTTCGGAACATTAAATCAAAGCCTAGATAATTTTGAAGAGTCATTTAATTCAATTGGAAATCAAGAGTTGTCCGATGAGGATCTAAGTCCCTATGAACAAGCTTCTAGGTCTTTTAAAGAGACTTCTTTGGGAGTTAAAGTCGACGCCGTGTTTGACGTTGTGTTTGATTTTATTATTGACTCAATTCTTGATTCGTTTGGTTTAGACGATTTATTTTCAAGATTAAATAAGTATCCAATTGTCAACTTTGTAAGTGGAAAAGTCAAGGGATACTTGTCTGAGTGTACTAGAAAGCCTGTATTTTATCCACCTCCGGGCGACTTTATGAAAAGCCTGTCTGTTGATCTATGCGATCCCAATGTGTCACTTACTATTCCAAAGGTCAATATTCCGAGCATAAACTTTAGGTTCATGTTGGAAAGCCAATTCTCAGAAATGTTCAGAGAAGCAATCGTTAAACTAATAACAGACTTGGCGATTAAGCTGCTGACTAGATTAATGGGTTCTTTGGAGGGAGCTTTATGCAATCTCTTAGAGGCCGCAGGAGGATTTGCAACTGACGCTTTGAAAAATGGACTACCCAACACCGCAGCAGGAGTTTATAATGGCTTTATCGAAGCTTTAAATGAGGCCTTCTGTAATGACGGTGAGAACCCCGATACTGCTAGATCGAGAGCTGAAGAATTAGCTGAGGCACTATTTTCACCTATATCCTTCAATCCCAATGCAAACTATGAAGGTCAAGGAGCCAGAGTATCCAATATCATTTCTTCTGTTGCTTCAACTCGAGAATTCTTGGAAGCAATGGTTGCTCCCGAAGGAGAAGAGAACGATCAATTCAATAAGAGAGTTGCCAATGCTGTAAGGACCTTAGCTCCTGAAATGAGTTTTCTTCTAGGAGACCCAAGCCAAGTAGCATATTTTTTTCATAACTTAGGTAGCTACTTAAGTCCCGAAGAACAAGAAAGAATTAGAGATCTTCTCGAAGCAGGTATTCCAAATTTACCAATATCCCCAGCAATCTGTTTGACAAATGAACAACTTAACGCTTGGAACGACCTGAGAGACGATTTATTGAACTCTCCTGAAGACCCTACTGACTGGGTTGACGTTTTGAATAACGAGACAGAAAAGGCTTTATCAGACGTTATGGACGACATTGGAGACCTATCTTCTACTGGTGAGCCATTTTTTGGAGCAATAACAAACGAAGCCTTGAAGGACGTTTGTAATCCAAATAATATTATTAATGCCTCTTCGGAAAGTGACTTTGACAAAGAACAACAAGAAGAATTGGTAGACAATTTCTTTAGCAATTTATCTAAATCTATCGAGAGAGGCTTCTTTGGAAAAGGCGGTATTCTCGCTGAAGCATTAGCTGATACTCGAGGCACTAGAGAGATATTTAGAGGATTCAAGAAGATCTTTCAGCCGAATTACACAAACAGCCAAGCAGAAAGAGACGCAAAGTATTCTCAAAAGTTTAGGTTTCCCGGACAGTTCTTAATGGACGCTATGACAGAAAATGGTGAGGCCATTGGAGAATATCCTCCAACAGTTGCAATCAAACAAAGAAAGCAAGTCTTGGAGGTAGAAGAAGGTGGTGGAAGAAGCTACAATATGTCAGGAGAAAATAATCGAGTTGTCTACAAGTTCAATGACTCCTCAGATGACTTTTCGTATTCCTTAAAAGTTAGAGCTAACAATTCGATAGTTCCCAAGAACAAATTTGACTATAGGCTCCAAGTTGAAGAGGAGACTGACAACGAATCTGTAATTGACATATCTTTCAAAACAGAGGTGAGACCAACTCAAGAAGAAGAGAATTACATGTCTTCGATTGGATTTCAATACAACACAAATCAAAATAAAAATATTAGACAAGAATTATTCGGAAAGATCGTGCAATCAAAGTTGCCCCTGAATAGAAGTTGGACTAATTTGTATGCTCAATCTTTCGAGTCATTAAATAAATCTTTAACTACTGCTCTCCTATCTGATTATTCGAGAACAGATTCGATCCCTGTTGGATATGAATTCGGGTACACTTCAGACACTCTAACAAAAGATTCATTCAAATACACGCCTTCGCAAAACGAGGGTGAACTGGGTACTTTCGCAGACAGCAGGATCATTCCATTGGACCCTGCCATTTACGGAGGCTCTTACAAGAATCCCGCTTTTTATGTTGAACCAAGACAATTTACAGGCTGGGTTGAAGTTGGACGCAAGGCCTTTTCCTCAGAAGAAGGTTGTGAACCAAAAACTCCTCCATTGTTTGACATGACAGATATCAAGCAGAGAGTAAAAACCCTTAACTCTTCAATGCAAGCTGATCCGAGACTGTCAAAAGATCCTGATTGTTCAAGCGTTAAGCCATTTCACTTGTTGTTAGATAACAAAAATAAAGCCAATCTAGACGGAGTTGTACGCACAACCCTCAGAACATATCTTGGAGAATACTTTATTAAAGGCTACGGATTATTCTCAAATCTTCAAGTAAGACCTGATAATTTTGATCAATCAATGTCAAAATATATTGTTTCCAAAATGAAGAAGGAAATGAGCGATCTAGGTTTGCTAACTAATAATAGAAAAGTTAGAATTGTGCGAGAAAGATATTGGTACACATTCTTAGAGCAATGCGTAGAGGCTTACCAAAGAATGATTGATATCGACGGATTAAACCCACCAGACAGCATATCTTCTGCATTAAATAGAATTCAGAAAGGTTTGGACAAATATAGGGTTATCGACAAGAAAATAAAAAAACAAATGATAGCTGAACTTCCTGCTTTAGGAAAATCCAGCATTAAAAAACCTCCAGCCAACTACAATCCTCTGGCTGTTGTTTCAGGTGGAATGGTTAATTTAGGACTGCAAGCAATTGCCTTTAGATTAACAGACGAAGAAGAACGCGAGACATTTTTTGACGGTGGAGTATTTGAGAACCTTCAAAAGATTGACTTGAGATTCGCAAGCTTGAAGAAAATTCAATTTTTCCAAAAGATATATTTCATTAAGCTTTTTGAGAGAGAAGCGGAATTGATTATGTCAGAGTTGGTCAGATTAGAGATTAACAGAATGACAGAGTTGTTTGTGGACGGAATATCTGATAAGCCAAACTATTTTGACTTATCTAGAGCAATTTTCGGAATGAAAGATATTTTTGAAAAGTCTAATAGTAGAGTTGGACTAAACGAATTCTATGTCGATAAACAAAGAGGTGTCTTTAACCCGGGGTCAATCCCAGAAATCCCCAACAGCAACTTGATATCCCCCGTAGCTCCCACCGAAGAAGTTCAATTTGTGATTGAAAGCTATGTTAGGCTGAAAGATAGAAGAGATATAACCTTGCCTCAAGTCATAGGCGCTAGATCGAACAAATATAAAGGAGCAGTTTCACTATCTGCCATGTCAGAGTTTGTTTCCTCGAACCTGTCCTTCTTAGAAGATAAAAATTTATCTGACTTTTTTGGAGATCTTTCTTTTCTTTATACTGGTAGTTTAAAGAGTTTATTTGACAAAGGGTTCACTTCAAGCGAAGATATCAACAAACTGGTGGAATTAAATAAAGAACGAGGCGCATTAGTGGCCTCCAGAATCAAAGAAGCGCAGACAAAGTATATTTTAGGACAGGATTTCGAGAATATCAATGTTTCTTATGACGAATCATTTTTAATCGAAGGGGATAATCCGCAACCCACAGGAACAAAGGGCGACTCCGGAGTTAAATATGGAATTAGAATGTCCATAGTTTTTCCAAAGAATATGTCTGAAAGTACGATAGCTGCTATGAAAAACAACGCTCAATTTGTTGAAAAATCCAAGAAAGAAAAATCTTATATCTTCGAGGACGGGACATTTTCTTTGCCAATCCTTGAAGCCGAAGTTGGAGTTAAAGACAGTTCCTTTATGGACTTTGATCCATTTAATGGAGTTGAACCTTTTGACTTAGAGTGTCTTATCAACAAAATGGTTTCAACAGTTGAGTTTCAAGTTCTTATGGATAAAGTATTCAATATAAAGCAAGCTTCTTCTATGTTAGCAATTTATTGTATGGAAACCCTACCGGCAGCGATTGGTAGAGATCCTTCCGAAAGAGACGAACAGGCATTGAATGACGACCCAGACGTTGACGATTGGGATAGAGTAACAAATAAGTTTGCAAAGAATTATCTTCGCAGAGAGTTTAAGTCAATTTATCTCAATAGGCACCCTGATGGACAAAGTCCAGACGACGATGACGATTCGGAAAACTCTAGAATGTTGAGGTTAAACAATCCTTTGGACTTCTTTTCTCTACCTTCGGTGAAGCTACCTTGGTGGCTAAAGAGAAAAATGAGAACAAAGATATATGACGCCAACGGAGAAGAGTGTGCGGATCCCAAGAAAGATTTGAAGTAATGACCTAATTAATGCTGAGGAGAAATATAATATGGCTATATTCGGACCTAAATGGCCTCTATCAGCTGGAGAGACCGATACATTCAAGGTGTATACCGACCCAAAGGATCAAATCAATTTCTTTTTGAAGAATCTTTTAATGACTTCAAAGGGAGAGAATATTAGCGATTTGAGCTATGGTATTGGAATTAGAAGTTTTTTGTTTGAACCGAACTTAGCTCAATTTCATTCTATTATAGTATCAGAGATTCAGGAGCAAGTTGAAACTTATTTGCCATATTTACAGATTGATGATATTTCGGTTGGCGCTAGCGACGATAGCGATAATACCATTAAAGTTAGAATTGTATACACAATTCCAAAAAACATAATTCAAGCGGTTTTTGAGCTCGAGTTGAATAGCGAAACAACTATAGGATTCTACTAATGAAAGCAAAAAAGAAAATGGTTAACTACACCAATAAAGATTTCCAATCTATTAGAGCGGACTTGGAGGAACATGCGAGAAGGTATTTTCCTGACAACTATAGGGATTTCTCTGAGAACTCATTTGGTTCTTACCTTATTGACGCGGTCTCCTATGTTGGGGATATGCTTTCATTCTATCTGGACTATCAGGTTAACGAATCTTTCATTCAAAACTCTGTTGAGTATGACAATGTATTAAAGCATGCTCAAAGCCAAGGAGTGAATTCATTTATATCTCCTCCAGTATCGGCTGTCACCTCGTTTTATATTATTGTTCCTGCTGCCTCAACTGGTCTCGGACCTGACATAAAATACATTCCCGTGTTAAAACAAGGAGCGACAGTATCTTCTAACACTGGTATTTCATTTATTTTATCTCACGACGTTGACTTTAATGATCCAAAAAATGAAGTTGTAGCTGCTAGATTCGACCAAACTTCCGGAAAACCTTCTTCTTATGCAATTAGAGCAAAGGGAGTTGTTGTATCTTATATTAATTCTTCGGTTTCTATTGATATCGGTTCTTTTGAGAAGTTCAAGAAAATCAGAGTAGGTCCTCCTTCTATTTTCGAAATTGGAAATGTAGTTGACTCCGAAGGCAACAAATATTATGAAGTGAACCACTTGGCACAAGACGTTGTTTATGTTGACACAACAAACAGCAATGCAAGAGCAGAAGGTGTTCCCTCGATCATGAAGAGAAAGATTGTTCCTCGAAGATTCGTTGTATTCAGAGATTCTTCAGGTACATATTTGCAATTTGGTTCCGGAGAAGAAGAAACAATATCTCCATTGAGCATAATTGAACCAGATCAAGTTTCATTGAGAATGATGGGTAAGCCCTATATTAGCGACGAGGCCTTTGATCCAAATGAGCTTTTGGGAACAAAGACTTTGGGTGTTGCTCCGTCTAACACTACAATGACAGTATCTTTTAGTATAAATGTAGCAGACTCAATCAATCTGGCAGTTGGTTCACTTACTAGCATGGGTAATTATACAATGGATTTCCCGAACAGAACTGCGATATCTTCTGAAGCTCTAGAGAGAGGAGTAATTTCCTCGGTTGAAACTGCAAATGACACACCAATTAATCATGATACGGCAGAACTTTCTTCTGAGGAGATCAAGATTCGAGCATTAGCAAATAAGTTTGCTCAAATGAGAGCTGTAACAAAAGAAGATTATGAAGCATTGATTATGTTAATGCCTCAAAAGTTTGGAAGAATCAAGAGAGCGGCCGTTATCAACGACCCTTCTTCCTCGAATAGAAGATTATCCATTTACTTAATGTCGAGTGATACGAATGGAAACTTTGTCGTTTGTAATTCCACAATTAAAAACAACATTAAAACTTGGTTACACAGCTACAAAGTATTAAATGACAACATTGATATTTATGACGCAAAAATTTTGAACATAGGTTTCGATTATAAAATCGTTGTTGATCCAACCTATGACAAAACAGAAGTTCTAAACACAGTAAACTCGAGATTGCGAACAATGCTATCAGAGAAAATGCACATTGGAGAACCGTTTTATCTAACAAAAGTCTTCAATATAATAAATAAGATTGACGGAGTGTTAGATACAATGGAGGTGAATCCCAAGCTTATGAAGGGAGAAGGATACAGTACAGCCCCAGTATCAATCAAAGAAATGAAATCAAAGGATGGAACATATCTCAAGGCTCCAAGAAACGTTGTTTTTGAGATCAAAAACTTTAACTTAGACATTAGAGGGACAGCGGTATGATTCGTAAGTTTTACGCAACAAAAGATAACACAATTACCAATGCTTATCAAGAGAATTTAACAACTCGAGGAACGGGCTCAAACATGGGAGCCTCAGATATTCTTGAGGTATTCTCAATCTATGGCCAAGCCTCCTCCTCGTCGGTTGAATTATCGAGAGCATTGATTCAATTCAATCCGGATTTCTCGCAAGTACCAGCCTCCGGAGTTTCTTGGTATCTTAAAATGTTCAATGCTCCACATTCACAAACTGTTCCGTCAGAGTTCACAATGACTATCTCAGCAGTTTCTCAATCTTGGGAAGAAGGTTATGGTATTGATATGGAGAACTATGAGGATATCACTAGAGGTGGCGTAGGCTCCAACTGGATTAACAGATCTTCAGGTTCCGCTTGGGATACTCAAGGCGGAGATTATAGAACTGTATCAGCTAGTACAATGGAGTTTTCTACTGGTCTCGAAGATCTTGAGGTTGACGTTAGTGATATCGTTAATGAGTGGAGAGACGGCACTTGGTCTAATTATGGATTCGGTATTGCCTTGTCAAGCTCTCATGAGTCCGAGACCAAATCTTTTTATACAAAAAAATTCTTCGGAAGAGACTCCGAGTTCTATCTTCAAAGACCAGTTCTTGAAGCGCGTTGGGATAGCGCGAGAAAGGACGATAGAGGGTCATTTTACGCGTCTTCGTCATTTGCTAGTGCAACGGATAACCTAAACACTTTATACCTCTACAATCGCATTAGGGGCCGTTTGAGGGACTATCCTGTTGCGCCAACAAGTGCAAGTATTAGAACATCTGCAGATGTGTCATTGGTCTCCGCCCCTGTAAGCAGAGTTGATACTGGAATCTATAAAGCACAATTGGCGGCCGATACAAGCGAATCTACAGTATATGATGTTTGGTATAGTGGAAGCACTGCCTATCATACTGGGACGATTTCTGTAAAGAATTTCGCTTCCTATGGATACAATCCGGAGGACATTTATGTTTTGTCTATGCCGGGACTTAGAAAAGACTACAGAAAAAATCAAACACACAGACTTAATCTATATGTTCGAGAAAAGAATTGGTCTCCAAACATTTACACAGTTGCAGTCCAATCTTCAATTCCAAGCTTGATCATTCCTAGTGCCTCTTATCAATTAAGAAGATCTATCGATGATTATGTGATAACTCCTTATGGCACTGGTTCAACAATGCACACCCAGCTGTCCTACGACGTATCAGGAAATTACTTTGACCTCGACACAACTTATCTAGAAGCAGGATATTTATATGAGATACAATACTCCTTCTATGATGAGGAAAATGGTTGGGAAGAGCAACCTTATAGATTTAAGTTTAGAGTGGTAGATTAATGAGCATTAAAGATTTATTCAATAGCAAAGGAACTCCAAAAATCCAAAAGACTGTAACCTCTGACGAGTTGGTCAAAAACGTTGAGTCTTCGGAATATGTTGAGGCAAAGAAAAAAGAGTTTGAAACATTCGTTCCTCCTATTGACTTTGCAACAGCTTCTAATTTTGCAAAGTTCGGTTCTGCCGAGCTTTATTACGAGAAGGCTTTTGAGAGAATCTATCAATATTATCCTTATGACGGAACTTTGGCGGAAAAAGTCGAGTTTGAAAACTCTTCTTCTTATTTGGATCGCTACGTCTTTGAGAATCTATATCCTCGCACAAATGGATATGTAAACTTTCATGCCTCTGAATACATTGATATTTTTGGCGGACCACACACTGCCTCCTCTGGTATGTCAGGAAAAACTCTGGATTCTACATTCGATTACTCAATGAAGTATGACGAGGACAAAGGTAGAACTAGCGCATTTGAATTCCGAGGAGAGGACGGGATTACAATTGAATTTTGGCTAAAAACTGCTACCATATTGGATCAAAGAGCTATCTGCCACGTCTCTGGAGCCTCTGGTGATATATTACTACAGCAGGTTCAAGACGATGTTAAGCTGATAATGAGATCTGGGTCGGAGACTTACGAGCCTTTGTTCACAGCAGTTCTTGATACTGACTGGAATCATTACGCAGTATCTACTATTTCTTCCTCGACAGGATTGACTTCTAAGTTTTATAAAAACGGCCAGTTCGTTGAAGAAGTAAGTTCGGCAAAAAATATTCCTGACTTGCTCCCAACTTCGGACGCAATGAATATTAAGATTGGACATACATTCGACGGCACTTTAAATAAGTTAACCGGTTCACTGGACGAGTTTAGATTTTGGAAAAAAGAAAGAACTTCCGAACAAATATTCAACAATTGGTTCAATCCTGTTGGTGGCGGAACAAATAAGTTCGATTCAAACCTAGACTTAAGTCTGTATCTTAAGTTTAATGAGGGCATAACTGGCACTGAGAGCATTGATAAGATTGTCTTGGATTACTCTGGCCGTATCAACAATGGAACTGTTTCTGGCTATTCCTCGGCCTTTAGAAGCACTGATTCTGCGATCACCGAGAAACTATCTCAACCTGAGTTCAAAGATCCTATTATTTATTCTTTCCACCCTGACATTGTATCGACAAAAGCAGAATATAAAAACTCTGGTTCTGTGGCTGACATGTCAAACTCGTCAATGTTCTATAGATATATGCCGTCATGGATGCAAGAGGAGGATGCTCAAAATGGATTTCAACTCAAATATTTGTGTCAGATTATGGGTAACTACTTCGACACATTGTGGCACCAAATTAACTTCGTCGACAAAGTTAGAGATAAGAGATACTATCAAGAAGATGAAAGCCCAACGCCTTTCTCCAAACAAGTTCTTGAGAACGAAGGTTTCTTTATTCCTGATCTCTTTGTGGAGTCAACACAATTAGAGCGATTGCTTAATCGAGACGACAATGAGGTATTCGAGGCAAACATAGAGAAAGTTAAGAATACGATTTACCAAAACATTTACAACAACTTACAATCAATCTACAAGTCCAAAGGAACAGAAAAGTCTTTCCGAAACTTCTTTAATTCCGTGGGTCTTGGTTCAAATGTTGTTAAGTTGCACCAATACGCCGACGATTCAACTTTTGTTGCTCGAGATAACTATGAATTTATTTCTGTCGAGAAGAGATTTGTTGACTTCAATGAAGAAGGAAATAGATCGGGAACAATCTATAGTACCTCCAGTGCAGGAAATATCTATGTGCCCGGAGACAAAGACTATTTAGGTTCATTCTCTTTAGAGTCTGAGATCGTACTTCCTTCCAAAAGTTATGCTGGCGGGAGAGGGTTTTTTCCTTATAATCAATTGACTGCTTCTATTGTTGGATTTCACTCAACAGGTTCTGAATATACTCACCCTGCTACTGACTATGGTTTATCTGTATATGTTATTAAAGAAAAGCTTGAGGCCAATCTAAGAGAGAATGAGAGGCAAAGAGTTAAGTTCTTGCTTACTGGTTCTTCGGTCAATCTAGAAACAGATTTCTTCGACGGCCAATATGACAGCAACAAATGGAATATTTCCGTAAAAATGAAACATGAAAACTATCCTATGGCCAATATTTCAGGCAATATTGATGATAGATATGAGATTGAGTTCTATGGTGTAGAAGCGGAGGCCAATACAAAGAGAAATTACTTCCTGCTATCAACCTCAAGTGTATCTCGAGACTTTTATTCTTCAGACAAAATTTTCTACGCTGGATCGCATAGAACAAACTTTACTGGTTCCTCAATTTATGACACGGACATTAGATTAGGTTCTGTTAGATTTTGGAACAGTTATTTGTCCTCTGACGCAATCGACCAACACGCCTATGACCCTAAGTCATTTGGAGCGAATAATCCACAAGACACAGACTTGATTGACACTTACGGGATTGAGATTCCACGAGAAAAGACGCTATCTTTCCATTGGGGATTCGCTGAGCTAACAGGATCTGATTCTAGTGGAGAATTCACGGTAGTAGATATGTCCTCCGGTTCTTCTGATTCAAACTACGGAAGTTTATCTGACTCTATTCAGCGATATTTGCCTGCTCAAGCTGAAGGCTTCAACGTGTCTTCTACGACAGTTTTTGATAACGAATACTTAATGTCAGCGAGAAAACGAGGGTTGGATAATCTGTTGTCCTCGGATTTAATTACAATTAAAGACGAAGAAGGCGAAAGCTTCTTTGTTGACGACGACGTTTCAGATAACTTCTATTCATTCGAGAAGTCTTTATATGGCACAATATCAGAAGAAATGCTGAAAATGTTCTCAACCGCTGTTGAATTCAACAATTTAATCGGACAGCCCAATCAGAGATATCACGAAAACTACGGAAAGCTTGAATTTTTGAGAGAAAGATTCTTTGAAGATGTCGAGAATGATCCTGATATGGAGAAGTTCACCTCGTTCTATAAGTGGATTGACGAATCAATTGCAGAAGGCTTGAGGCAATTAACGCCAGCAGGCGCAAGATTCTCAGAAAAAATTAACAACATTGTTGAAAGCCATGTGCTCGAGAGAAGCAAATATACCCACCAGATTCCAGTTCTGACGACTTTCCAATCAACAGAGGGGTCTATTAAGGGTGTTTCTGAAATGAAGTACAATTGGCAGTATGGCCACGCTCACCACGATCCAGCCACGAGAGAGGACGAATCTAGACAAACTTTATGGCACAAAGAGAGATCTGAGAAGGAAGGAGTTCGAGCTTCAATTCAAAAAACTCTAACCAATGATACTTCGCTTCAAACTTCCGGATTATTGAGGAGAGAAATTGGTGGAAACGCATACGTAAGTGACGTATACAGTACAAGAAGATTCGCAAAAACAAGCGATTTATCAATTGTATCTCGTGAAACCATTCACGGCGGAACGAACTTTGGAAGAAAAAAGAATCTTCAATTGTTCCACGAATCAATCGCTCCCGCTGGACGACTTGAGAGCGTTCCTCAAAACGTAGTGACAGTTGGGCTTGGAGAAGGCCAAGGGGTAGTGGAAGAGGCCCCAAACAACGATTTTGTTCCTTTGAAAAAGAAGTATCAAACTAACGCTCAAATTGGTAATAAATATGGAGAAGAATATGGACATTGGGTTCATGGAGACTTTGTATTGCCTTTGAATGTTATGTCTGGAACTGTCAACTCTGGCTTTAACGCTGTTGTCGAATCTCTTTATAAGTCTGGAGTACACCTAACGAACCTTCATAATGATATTGTTGGAAACTATAATGAAACCTCTGTTCAAGGGCCGTTCACCGAACAACATGTTGGAGGTCTACAATATAGACATATTGACTTGAATCATGGAGCCGACAATAAGGATAACAGACCAGAAGGATGGGGCTTATCAATCGCAGAACACCCTGTCGATCCCTCGGCAGACGGTGCCTTGGGTTTCGTTGGCGCAGACTACGATACAGGAGGTTATCCAAGCTCAACAGCTCCAAAAGCAACAAGGTATCGAGACGAACACGCAAAGAGACCTATCAACGTTAAGAATATTAAGACTGTGTCGGGATCTTGGAAAGCAGGGAACTACAAGAATGAATTAGAGTTGTTCCAAATATCTCCAACATTCCAAAAGACTTGGGCAATCGAAGCTTACAATAATCCAGATTGGGATATATTGCCTTCTTCCATTGCGAATAGCCTACCTGATACAACTCACTATCAGACATTAATTGGTGTTGCAACCTATACTTCCGGAAATGTTTTTGGAGTATCTTCCAACAATAGGCAGCCCGACGGAAACCTAATGTCAGCAGGAAGTTCCGGAGATTACGCAAAAGGTTCTTTCCAGTTGTCAGGAGCGACTCAAGTTGGAACACTGTCCTCTGGTTCTTTTAATTTGACTGGATCTCCTATTGCCGCTTCTTATTCTACGGGCTCCTTTGAGGTCACAGGTGCCAACATCCAAGGAACTAATGCTATTGGCTCTTTCACTATGACTAGTTCATGGGTACCCGGTAGTTCTTCAAGCAATGCTTTGTTTGATGTTAATGGCATTGACGATGCAAATGAAGGAGCGGTTCTCGTAATTACACAGAGTGTAGGCTCAATCTTTAGCTATGAAATTGATTTAGATAATTCCCTTATTGATCCCGGTAACACCTCAATCTCTGGGGCAACAGATAGGGACTTTTATAATGATTTTCAAACTGCCTTGTCCACAGATTTGCCGGACTATACCGTCAATTACGTAGAGCATCCTGTGACAAGGAGCATTGCGGTTAGTTCCTCAGCTGACAGCTTGTCTAGATTACACTCTTCCGCAATTACGAATGGCGGTGGAGGAACAGCAGGTTATGCAATCTCTTTCTGGCTTTATTTTGACACCTTCGGAGCGGATAGAATCAATACAATTTACGAGGGTAGACATTCAAACGGAGATACAACAAAGTATATCTATATTGAAAGTGGTTCTTTGTATTTCGAATCTGTTTGGAGAGATAATAGTGGCGTAACCGGAGATGAGTTTGTTGATATTTGGAAAATAACAAACTTCACCAGCAGTTATAGTCAAAGCTTGAATCACTTCTCTTTTAGCCACTCAGGGAGTATGGGTTATGGTGATCAATTAAAGCTATATTTAAACGGTGTTTCAAGTAGTGCTCTGACTGTTCATGCAATGTCTCAAAGCAAAGGAGCTGCTGTCCCGGGACCCTTGTCTTGGGTAGACTTGTCAACAGATGAAATAACCTTGTTTGCAAAATATGACGGCACCAATAATTTATTTCCTGCTGGTTCCACTGGTCCGATTTACTTGGACGAGGTTGTGGTTTACCCAGAAGCTAGGCCTCACGCTCACATGGTTGAGCTTTACAATAGTAGAAAGTGGCAGTCTTCAAAGCCCGGCAATCCTACCATGATTATGGATTTTGAGGGATTGACTGTTGGAACAGCGATAACCAATTCTCAAGTTATTTCCGATGCAGGAAGCAACAATAATGATTTGACTGCTTCAATATCTTCTGTTGGAGATCTTGTTCCATTGACAGGTTCGGGAACTTCGCTGACTATTGTCAAAACTCCTTCCTCAGCATCATTTACAATCTCAGGTGCGCCCGTAGGAGCAAATTATAATTTAACCCTGAATCTATCTGGGGTTTTGGGAACATTTACAAACATTTCTAACGCAACAGGTGGCGTGGATAATGAAGGAGCTGCGGATACCGGTACGATAACAATTGATGGCCAAACCTTCACTATAACTCACTCTTCACCAGCCGGTGCTTTGGAAATCTTAGCGACAGGCTCAGGAGTTACCGATGACGTAATGTGGGCGGAACTCGAGACAAAAATTGAAGCCAACACTGATTATACCGTTATTACTGGCTCTGATAATCCAAGAACATTTAGTTTGACCTCCGTATATACAGGTTCCGCAGAGGATCCAAATATCTCCACCAGCACTACATCTTTCTCAATTATAAATGCAGGGACTGCTGGAACTGATGAGGTTGGAGCAGAAGACGGAGATCAGTTAACATTAGGTTCTCAGAATTTTTTGATTGATTTAACAAGCGGAATAGGTACAGGTTCAACTTCTGATTTTCATAATGCTCTTTCTCAGTCAATCAAGGATTCGACAAATTTTGATACAATTACTATTAATGATCTAGGCAATGGATATTATAGATTTGATTTAACTTCTTCTGTTGCTAGTCCCTCCGAAGATATTGCTTTTACCCAAAATTCAAATGGCTCGAGAGCAACTTTCCAAAATCTTGTAAGCGCGGCAGGAGGCGTCACGCCAGCAGGAATAGAAAATCAAGATAGATTGACAATAGGGGCAGTGACTTTTCATCTAACAGAGTCTTATGTAGCAGACGACTCAACAAACAAATATATCGAAACAACAGGATCCTCTAACGATATATGGTCTTCTTTGGAGTCAAAAATCGAATCTTCATTTAATTTAAATGTTTCCATAACTGACTTGGGAGATCAAGCATTATTTGAAATGACAGCTTCACAAACAGGATCAGCAAACAATTTCTCCTTATCTGAAATTGGAAATTCTTTCACTAATCTGGTGAACATTGCTGGAGGTACAGACGAAGTCGGAATACGAGATCAGGATTCGATAAGTTTTGGTGGCTTTACTTTTGTTCTAACTGCTTCAGCTCCTTCTCCAACTCCTTCTTATTCATATATTGAAACAACAGGAACTTCCGAGCAAATATGGCAAGCATTGGAAACTGAGATTGAAGCAAACACTTCGTTTAATGTGACAACTTCCTCGGCAGGCTCAGATATTTTATTTTCTCTTACTGCCTCTGCAACAGGATCTTCCTATAATGAATCAATCCTTGTTGACCCAGACCCTTCTAGGAGCTTCTTTTCAATTAGTAATATTGCAGGAGGAACAAATCCTGTTGCCGCCGTTTATGGCCCTGATATTGTAATCGAAATCCCTAGAACAGACCTAACTGGCTCTGAGAGAAACATAACAACAAGATTTTCTGCTCCCGGCGGCCCCGAGGTTCAATCAATTGGGTATCTTGACGCATATACCTCAACCTATTCTGTGCATAACGCGTTGCCATTCCGAAATCTTTCCGTATTAGGCTCTGGCAGTGGTGAGCAAGGTACAATAAGGGTAGAAGACCACCTTGGACTAAGAAGAGGCTTAAAGACCCTTAGAGCGCTTCACATGGGCAAGTTTGGAATCGATCCTCACTATGGTGAGATAACGGCCTCGGTTTATCCTTCAAGCGGCTCTTTTGGGAAGCAACATAGAAATACTTCACGAAGAATAGAATATAGTGGATCCACACTAATTACTGGTAGCAGTTATGACAACATGCATATCAATTCAACATTGCCAAGGAGTGAGTTCCAATATTCTTGGATCAATGCAGCAACTTCAGGTTCTCATTGGTATTCCGAGAATGACAGACCAGAACAACACATTTATGGTTATGCTCCGAAGGACGGAATAATTTCTTCTTCGGCAGGTTGGGTTGAGGCCTTAGTTTTCCCTTCTGCTTCATCTATTACGGGATAGGAGTTAATAATGCCAACATTTGTTGATTTTGCAGGAATGAATACCTTGGTGTCAAGTTCATTCGACGACACCAATACAATCACGAGCGACAGAAACTCTGAGGTAGGTTCTATTGATCCTGAAGATACGCTAGTTGGAATCAACCTACACAGAAACGGACCCTATGGATACTCGACTTGGAAGCAAATTCGAGTATCTGAAAATCCCCTATCAAGATACCACAAAACAAAGAATACCCTAACATTTGTGACAAACACCGGACCTGTCCGCAATGTTCTGCAAGAAGGCGAGCTTAGAGTCCGAGATAGATATTCGGCCCTATATAGTTTTACTGAGCCAGCTGTTTGTCAAAAGTCCTACCCTTTAGTTTGGAATGTTGGAAGACATTTCAAAGACGAAGACGGCAACTTAGCTCCGGAACCAGAAAAGTTTTCTATCATTTCTTCTTATGGTAATTCTCAAATTGGTTTTGCAAACGAAGAAGTCAATAAATTAATGGGATATGATCCTGACGATAACAATACTGAGTATGCCGCCATTAAAGATATGTATCTTGAAAATGGGCTAAATAAGCAAGACTCTCCTTTAACTTATTGGGAATTCTTACAATACCGCGAGACGGTATTTCCTAAAGCAGAGAATCAATTTATTGACAAAGTTCGAAATAGACCAGAGTTTGAATCGTTTTTTAGACATAATCGAGAAGATAGGACAAGATTATATCAATCTAATAGCTTCGGGCACACAAATCCAGCTCTTTTAGAGGAGGGATATACCAGAGAATCTTCTTGGCCTCTTGATGAGTCTCAAATATTTCTTGATAGATCCTATGCCTCAGAAGACTATTCTATACTCTGGGATATTCCGGGAGTATACATAGGAAGCCAAGCCTCAGAGTCTAGAAGAGAAGGCGAAGGTGTTTTGATGTCAACAATGAGCCAATATTGGTCTCTGTTTGAAAATTATTTAACAAATGCAGTGCCAACTAATAACAATCTAGGTTCAATAAGTCCGAGCTATGTACAAAATGCTGCCGAGTCTATTGATGAAAAAATGTCTCCCTCTCCTCTGTATATGAGAAGAATCTCTCTAGACACCTCTCAATCTGTGTCTAATCCTTCTGGTATGGAAATCTATGGAACTTCAAGTACGGAGACTTTATTCCAAGGCGGAGCTCTTTGGGAGGCAGGAGCAAATAGATATATTAAAGATTCTGATGGAAATTATGTTCATGCTCCAAAATATCCTTTCTATGACACCTATGGGAACTATGTTGAGGAACTAAAAAAACACTCCAAGAACTACGCTGTTGTTCCTGAGTTTAGAATGAGTTCTCAAATTGAAGATTTTAAGAGAACCGATAATGCAATTGAACTTGACATGCTTGAGATATCAGGTGGGATTTCAGGTTCAAGCGACTCCTCGAGGCAAAATTTCTACGAGATTTATTCAAACTCAGACTTTATGAAGCAATTTGAATTGATTGACTCGGACCACAAAGAGTTTACAAACGGCAAAGTCCTTTCTTTGAGGTGTAAGGCGGTCAAGAAGTTCTTGCCTTATGAGGGTTTCTATCCTGCTCAAAGAACGGTAGATTTGGCAAAAAGATTTTACGATTCTTTTGGGGATAATATATCATTATATAATACTAACAATGTTCAATTGTCTGATTTTAATTATGGCAAGCAAATGGTAATGACTCCATTGTTTGCACCCGGAGTCTTATTTAATACAATTAAGTCTGGTGTAGCTGTTGATTATCCAATTATCACTGGATCACTTAGTGTAACAGCCTCTGTCGATGGAAATTATTTTATAGCTCAAAATTTTAATAAAAGAATACCATTTGAAGCCTTGGTAGAGCCAAAAGATTATTTATCTCGCGACAAATTAACTTCCAATGAGCCTCATCCTTCTGGCAACTTATCTGCCTCAGCAATTTGGGACGGAGAAGGGGATGAATTTTATTCATTAATGTCGAACAACTTCTTGGCCGAGATACCAGAATTTTTCCTACCTAATGGACAGCTAACCTCAATTGTATCCAAAAAGCAAAAAGATATAAGAAACTTTGAAGTTGGAAAAGTTTACGGAATGAGACTTAAAATGAGAAAATCAATGAATAAGTCTAGATTCATGGTATACCATTCCGGCTCGGAAACTCTGCCCTATATGCCCCCGCAAGACATAATTAAATACAGAGAAACTGGATCTTTTGAGACCTTTACGATGTACTCTAGATCTTCTGCATTTGGCCCTCCTTCATTGGGCAGAGCAGGATTTGAAGTGGACGCCACCGTAGATAGACCCTTTAGATTTGATGAGGAAAGGTTTGACATTATATCTGACACTTCCGAGGAGCATTATTGGGATAAAGACTCTAGTAATGGATATAACTTTCCATTTACGCCTCCCTATTATCATGGAGAAGCTTGGTGCGAAATGTGGTTTACAGCCTCTTCTGAGGTAATGACTATTCAAGAAATTCAAAATGCAATAACTTCCAGCTACACAAGATATGATAGCAGTTTTTATAATACTGCGTACACTGGATCAAATGCTGGGATATCCTTTCAAGACGGAAGTGGTCCAGTGCCCGGACCTCAATCTCCAACAGGAAATAGAATCAATATAAACGCCGTGCAATTATCAGCTTCTTTGAATATTTTTGGAATCGGTAAAGTTCAAACAAGAGGTAGTTCTGGGGCTGCCGGCTCTCTTGTTGTCGATACGGCTGTAGACGAAGAGTCTCGCTGGGTTATTCAAACCAAGTTTGAAACTCCAATGCTCAATTTTGCTCATGTATCTGGTAGCGACCATTTAACTCTTCCGCAATATGGCTCCGGCTCTGTTCCTCGAGGAATGTGGCATCAGCATGGAAGAATTCCAGAAGAAAACGAAGGAGTGTTCATTCAGGTTGGAGCAATTCCAGATAACTATCAAACTCAAGTGCTCGGAATATCAGGGGCAGAAAACAAGATCCTTGACCTTTCCTCACACCTAGGATTCTCCGGAGTTGGAACAAAACTTGGAAGACTTGCTTCTTCTAAAGTAATTTCGGAAGCTGTTGTTGCTGTTCCATTTGTCGAAGAAAAAGGAAGGAAGAAGTTCTTCAAGCTTGACAAGTCAAAAGTCCAAATGTATAAAGACGGAAATAGAGAAGGCCTAACAACCGGAGAGGCGCAATCTCAAATCGGAAGAACGGTCCTTAATCAAATGGATAAAATGAAAAAGTTTATCTTCCCTCCTTCATTTGACTTCTTGAACTTCGACAATGTTGAACCAGTCGCAATGTATGTCTTTGAGTTCTCGCACACATTGTCTCAACAAGATCTATCAGATATTTGGCAGAATCTACCTCCGGATATCGGATTGGAATTGGAAGAATCGGAAGTTGCCATTACTCACCCACTCCTACAAAAAGAACTATTGGGAGCTGGAGGAGAAAGCGGAAATGACACAATCGACATGCCACATGAATTAAAGTGGATGGTGTTCAAGGTTAAGCAACGTGCGGCCAATAACTACTTCAAAAAGACCGTTTTAAGAAATCCCGAGGTCAATACCAAGGTAGAGTCTGGGAATGTAACCCAAGACGAATTTGGACCTACCACGGCCATTCAATACAATTGGCCCTATGACTTCTTCTCTTTGGTTGAAATGGTTAAGATTGATGCCGAAGTTGAAATGGGAAATGCAGATTTCACAAACTACACAGATAATATACCAGCTTGGAACGCGGTTACTGCTGACCAAGATAAGATCGAATATATTGTTGGTGGGCTTGAGGACGATCCAATCCCTGAAACAATAACTTTACCAACTCCGGAAGAGGCAGGGGTGGAACTATTAGACGACTCAGAGTCTCCTAGCGGACCTCAATCGGGTCAAGGAAACGCCTTCGTCGCTCAGAGATTTGAGGAATTAGAAGAGTCTTTCGCAAATATTCAAGATAGAATTTTAGGAAAAATGGGCGGAGATTCTCCTAATACTTATGTGACCCCAACTGGACAAGACCAAAGACAAGCTGGTGAACAAGGTAGTAATCAAGGAGTGGCCACTGGTGGAGTCGATCCACTTGAAGAAATTGATGAAGGGCCTGACGACGGACCAATAAACCCCGGACTATAGTGAGGAATCTAAATGACATTTTTTAACAAGAAGACAGAAGTAATGCAGATCGAAATGACTCCTTATGGTCGTTATTTGTATTCTATTGGAAAGTTCAAGCCTCATTCTTATGAGTTTGTTGACGACGACATCAGCTACAAAGTTTCTGGAGAAACTCAAGAAGCTGCTCACAACAGAATCTTAAATGAAACTCCAAAGTTAAAAGTGAACAGAGCCTTCCAAGAAGAGGCTCCGCAAGTTGAATCTCCCTCTATCATTGATAGCAAAAGAGTTATGGTAAAAAAGAATGATATGAGGCAAGGCAACCTATATCCCCTTGGAAAGTCTTCTTATTCTAGTGAGAACAATCCTAGTTTTCAAGCCACAATGTTAAGAGGATACATAACTGGTTCTGAATCTACTTATGAGATTCCCTCAGTCGGCGGAAACCTGCTTATACCTCAAGTTGACATTGATTATGTCTTTGTGGCTAATTCAAAGAACCTACTCGATAATCCTATGAATTTCGATTCTATTACTTCTCGAGTTTTTGACAATGGAGAGTACGTTGAAATATCTTACGAAGAACCGATTATTCACTTGAAAGAGTTTGCTTCGTTTTATGAAAAAGAAAATTTTGATATCGAAGTATTCCTTGTCGACGACAACGACGAGCAACTGCTTACTCCATTAAAAATGAGCAAAGTAGAATCTGCTATCGTAGACGGAATCCTAAAAGACGGAACACCCGAGACTCCGATATTAGATAGAGAAGGATCCCCTTCTGTTATACCAGAAGATAACCCTAAGTTTGTAGAATACTACTTTAGTTTTGAGTTCGACGAAGATATAGACCAAGAAATTTTATGTCAGGCAGTTTCTGAACTTGAAGTCAATAATCAATTTTTGGACGAAGAAGTTATCTGTCCGGACAAAAGAACTGAAAGATTTGATATTTACTCTACAAGGGTTGGCCCTGATGACTTGGAGGATTGTAATTAATGGATATTTTAACTGTCGGAAACGAGAATTTACCAAATGTATTTGTTGACAGAATTGTAATTCAAGACTCGGGCAACGGAGTTGTGGAATTATCTGTTATGTGCAAAATGTACGACCATAGAGACAATCCGTCTTGGTGGCGTAGAGGTATGGGGATAAAAGTTAAGTGTGCTCTCATATTCAATGAAGAAACCTCTATTCTGTTAAGCAATGGAACAAAGAGCCTAATGGACATACCTGTTATCCAAAACTTTTCTCCAACAAGAGAGCTTGAAAACGAATACTCAAAGGTAAGAGATTGCGATAGTTTTGACGCCCTATTCCTCGAAGGAGAAACTTTGAGTGAACACAAGACAAACTTTACATTCAGCCTCACCCCAAACAACAAAACTAGCAGCCACCTAAGCGTGTATGTTGGCTGTTTTTATGAAGTTGTTGGTACTGGTTCAAAACTATTCAATAAATTTTATGGACCAATCTCCGGAGAACTCGTTAAGTCCGGAGGACAATTAAATAACGAATCTCAATATTTTTATTATCCGGATACCAACGAGGAATATGCAGGCCCAGTCCATGTAGCTCAAGACGGATCTTATATGGTAGGCTCAGAACACATTAACCAAGAACACCCAACCGTCATGCTTGTTCGAGAAGAGAACAGTAAAATCTTATTTGAAAACGGAGATCCTTTTGACCCCTCATTTGTTCTTAGTGATGAAGTGTTTGCTGGTATAGGCTTGTCCTCCGGTGGCTTAACAATGGCCGAAGGGATCTTCGCTAGAGATCAGCAGTCTGGGCCAACTGCAAGTTTATTTACTAGCTCTCTATATAGAGTAACGGAGCCTGACTTTAATCTGGTTGGAGATCCAGTTCCAAATATTCCGGGGATACCAAAATGAAAAAATCAATTTATTTTAACATAGAAACCCAAACAGAGGACGGTCAAACAATTTCTCTCATTCACGTAAATGAAAAGTCTATTGCTTTGGAAGTATCAGATATTGCAAAAACAATGTTTAAACTAAACAGAGCATTGTTTAATAAAATCAATGGATCAACTAAACTACTGACGGGTAAGATCCACAGAGAGGAAATTGTCAAAGGAAAAGATTCTTCGAATCGCTTGGGAACAATGGTTCTAGATTCTTATGATTATATTTCAACGGAAGTTATATCATTTTTTTTGAGAGAAGGAAATTTAGAAAAGCAACAAAGAGCCCTCTCTTCTACCGGTGTTTACTTTGACTTCTTGCCTAGCAAGGTGACTAATCAAAACGAGTCTATAAAATTTGATCCTTTAAAACCCTCGCAAGAAATGTTGAAGAGCAGCACAATTATTTCAACTATAGAACAAGTCGGGTTGTTCAATGACTTGGGAGTAAAGACTTTTCTATTTCAAGATTCTCTAAAAGATAGAAAGGGCATATCAGAAGTATCATATAATATAAACTTATTTGTAGATACAGACTTTGAAGAATATTATCGTTTCGTAATGTCCAAGGCGGAGGAGTCCCTATTCTTTCTCGATGGATATGTTAGGTCTTTAGACTCACTCAGTGTGTGGAATCCAAATAAACAAAAGTTCAACGTAGACTATTCTTCAAAGGTATTCTCTGATCTAGGGATCATTGAAGGCGTACCTAGTAGCTTATCGACAGAAAGAGTTAAGAATTCTAAGCTTGGCCAAGTATCTTTGTCATATATGAACTTGGTGAACTTAATTAAAAGCGGCGACAACTCCCCTTTGTATACCAGCTCTTTAAACAAATTATTACCAACAAGAAAAACTTCTCCCTCAAATATCCTAATGTTTGTTCAGCACTTCAATAGCGTCTACGATCAAGTGAAGAAGTTGTACAAAGTATCAAGTTTAGGGCAAAAAAATATCCCCAATGGTTTATCTAGGGTTCTAAAAGGTCAAAAGTTTTCAAATTCCATAGAGGCAAAATCTGTAGAGAAGTTTTCTCTCGAACAAGAAGTCTTAGGTTATTCTATATTCTCAGATACTCAGCAAGGCCTCAATAAATTCACAATTGGAGATTATGCTTCGCGAACAAATCAAGAAAAGCAAAAGTATTATCCTAAAGTTTCTTTGAAGGATTCAGGGTTCCTAACTCCAGAGGAGAGAGCGCAATTTTCCAGAATGGATAATGCGCCGGCATTTTTGACTCCCTCGAGCCTATTGGTGGGAAAAGACAGAATCAAGACAAACAGAGGAATGAAGAATATTCCAATTGAAAAGATTAGACAATTCAGGCTAGCCAAGTCTTCGAGAGCAAAGCAAATGGATTCAACCAATAAGCCAACCAGTTATAAGAAAGGCAGAATCTCTAACGATGTTGTTTCTTCTTTTAATTTTACGGTTGCTGAAAGCAGAACTTCTCTGTTGAATCGAGGTTATGAAAAAGTTATTGACCCATTGATTGACGCCAAGCATTATGTGGGAGAATCTTCTTATTTTATCTCGGACAATCCTGTTGTGTTCAGAAGAGAATTTAAAAGATTAATGACAGAAAAAGACAAGAAGATTTTGGGAATAATCTCGGATGTGATTCCTAGAAGATTTTTAAGAAACCCAATGTCAGTTAAATCAATAAAAGAGCTTCAGTTTTCAAACCACAAGTCCAAAGTTCGTTCATTGGCAACAGCAGAAAAGTTGAATATCGAGGAAATACCTCCTCACGTAAAAGCGATGATGGGTGAGGACTTTGCTCCCAATCCAAACTCCGATCCATTAAAGAACAGTGAATCGCGCGAGATTATCGAAGAAACACAAAAGAATCTTTTTGTGGTCAGAGCCTTGGTTGGCTTTGGTAAGGACGAGAATGGAATGGTGGATCTATATAATCCAATCTATGAAAATATGAAATCAGACATTCTTAGTTCAGGTAGGCCAATCATAGGTAAAGCATTTCACTATGAACTACCAGAGCTTGGAATTTTAAAAGATAAATTTGCAGGAACTATTTATAATAACTTGATTTATATTAGAGGGTAGAATATGGCAATTCAAGATTATTACGAAACAAATGTTCCCGACCAAACTATTGACGTTTCTTCCGACAATAGAAGGTTCCAAACTTCAATCATAATAAAACAAGACCCTCAGAAAGCTGGTGTTCTTTCTTTTTTAAGTCAAGTAGAACAAACCCAACCACAAAGACCAACGCAATCTGCTCCTCAAACTATGAGGCCTAGCGGAGGCGGAGGATATAATTAATGTCGACGATAGTAGAATCAACAAATGTAATCAGCTCCCTAGAGGAAGCACCAGATAAATTGAGAGCAGAAATTGGAAGATATTATTCTCCCAACAGAACTCAAGGTGGCTTCTCGGTGACAGGATTTAAAAACTATAGAGTCTCGATTGAACGAGAGTCATTCCTTAGTTATTCGACCAACTCAGACACATTATTTCCAAGCCAGAAAACCAGCGTTGTGTTTACGGGAATGGAGTCAAAGTTCCGAGATCAATCTCAGTGGAGAGATTATATTCGAGCTAGTATTCCAGTAGGAACAACCTTTCAGGATCACCAGTTCGACTTAACGTTGAATAATCTAAATGCAGGAGAGATTATTAAGAACTTTCACCACCCAGATTATGAAGACGCCACTAAGACAACCTCCTCAAATTTGTTGCTTAATTGGAATCTTATCTCGTATCCATTCAAGTCTCAAAAGAAAGACTTGCAAAACGTTGGAGATTTATTGACACAATTTGACGATCCTCAATATGAAGCAGGAGTAACGGAAGATATCGATAAGTTGTTCGATCAATATCAAGCTAGATTAGCGAATGCAATCGTTCCCTCAGAAGAAGCTGAGCAGAAGCAAAGAAACATTTTTGACCTGCAAAGGCCAGAGGTTATCCTTCCCAACTCCTCTCTTCAAACCTCTGGTAGGCAGGCAGTACAAAACCCTCCTTTGATTCGAACAATTAAGTTTCCCTATCTGTTTCAAAAGGATCTACCTTTTATCAACTTTAGCTTAGAGGGCTCAAGCTTTTTAGCTAAAATCATTGAGAGCAACAAAGAAAAGAATATTCTTCAATCAATCAAGAGAGATTTATCATACCAAACCATAGGATTCCGCGTTGGCGGACAGAATCTTGGAATAAAAATCTATGATCTACTTGCCTTATCTTCAACGACCTCAATCATAAACTTTAGCGAATTCCCAGACGAAACATTCTTGCTTAGAGAAGAAGAGCTGTCCAACTCCTCAGATAGTGATAGATTCTTAAATCAAATAAAGACTATGGACTACTTGGCTGAGTTAAGAAACTTTACTCGAGATAATATGAGAAGCTATGAGGAGATCATTCAAGGAACGGGGTCAAAAACTTTTGTTCTCGGATATAAAATTGAAAAATATCTCGACAATACAGCGGGTTCACCAATACAAACTTATTATACCAAAGATAAGGTGTTCCGTGATACCCAGCTAAAATACGGCAGAAAATATATCTATGTTACGAAAGTGTTGGTTGGTGTTTTAGGTAGTACATATACTTACTCGAATCTCGTTGCTTCAAAAGAAGACGGAGAAATGCAATCATTCTCCGGAGAGATCATAGAGAACAATCCAGCAGGATTCTCTCAGATTCAAGACGCAAAGTTCAAAGCCTATGTTGAAGTTGAAGTTAAACCTTCACTACAGATCGCAGAGATTGAATTACAGAGAGAAGAGACAAAGTTCATTGACGATATGCCAGACATGCCTCAAATTGACTTTGCAAATAGGCCACATAGACCAAGCGTCGAATTTTTCTTTTCTTCTTTGTATGAAGATAGACCCGGAGTCAACGACAAAATTAGGCAAGAGTATTTTAGAGGACGATACGAAATATACAGATTAAATCAAGCTCCAAAAATCATAGAGCAATTCGATGAAGTATTTCCAATCACAGTTGACGATATGGCTACTTATGCCTTTTCGGATATTCGAGGAGTAGAAAATAAAGATAAAATTAGTGCGCATTACGAAGATATGGTTGTGCCTAATAGAAAATATTATTATTCATTTAAGTCAGTGTCTTATCACGGAGAGAAGTCTGAATATAGTCCGGTGTTTGAAGTTGAAGTCTTAAAGGACTCGGATGAATATAAGTTGGTCGTATCAGAGTATCGTTTCCCAGAAACAAAAGATTTTGAGTTCTCAAAGAGTCTCAAGAGAATAATGAAGATAGATCCTAATATTGAAAGAGTTTTGTTCTCAAAACAAGAAAGTAAGACAAATTGGGAACTAGATAATGGAACTTTGCTACAAAAAGGTCAAAATAAAACATTCAAGATTAGAGTGACCTCTAAGCACACAGGAAAAAAGTTGGATATTAATCTCAGATTTTTCTTGGACGATAGGACTAACACTTGACAAAAAGAGAAAGAAACTTAAAAACAATCTATTTATTTGAGAATAGGAGAAAGATACATGGCTTTTCAAGATAATAGTGGAGACATCATTTTAGATGTTGTTCTTACCGACGAAGGAAGAAGAAGGCTCGCTCAAGGCGGTGGAGCTTTTTCTATTGCAAAATTTGCACTTGGAGACGACGAGGTTAACTATGGCTTGTTTGACAAAACAGCTACAACCGCTCTTCAAGATATTACCATTTTACAAACGCCAATCTTGGAGGCGTTCACCAACAACACTTCTTTAATGAAATCTAAGTTGGTTTCTTTGGCTAACCAAAACCTTTTGTATATGCCAATCTTGAAATTAAACACCTTAACTACACAGGGACCTTCTTCTGACTTAACAACTGACGGTAACTTTGTTGTCTGTGTTAATGAAGCTACCTTTGACAATTCAGACGCTGGTGCAAATAGCAACTCTATTGGTATTGGAACTGACGACAAAGCAAAGCCCGGTTTCTTGTATGGTCTCGACGATGGTACTCGAGGTGGTTCTATTGTTATTGATTCAGGTATTCACTCAACAAATGTAACTGAAATTGATCCTTCCTTGATTGAAACAGAGTTTATCATTGAAATGGATAACCGATTGGGCCAACTAATGTCAATTGACGGCTCAACAATGCCTACTCCTTTCGTCGACGACGATTACGTGGCTACTTACACTGTCACTAAGCCAGCAGGCCAAGAAAGCCCATTTATCACCCTTCCAACGCAAACAAAGTTGGAAAACAAATCTTCACCAATCGACGGACCAGTTTCTTCTAGAATTTCCTTCAAGATTAGATCCTCACAAGACTTGCGAGTTTCCAACTTCTTATTTGAAAGAATTGGAAGCACTGTGAGCAACAAATATTTAAAGTCTGACGGAGCAACCTATCAAGATACCAAAATCATTGATTCTATTATCAGAGTTACCGGAAGAACAACAGGATACGCAATTGATATCCCAGTAAGATTCGCAAAAGTATAGGAATAAGATATGACAATTTTTAAAAACTTATCAGCTGAAGACAGAGTTTCAACGAAAACTTTATTGCATGAAGCCATTCCCATTACTGGGACGATCATTAGTGGTGGATATGGAACGTTCCCTGACGACGATAATGTGAAGAATTTCACTCACGGAATGTTTCAATCGGTTTACGACTACCCTTATCTTAGCTCTTCTGCTAATCATATCTTTGATATCTCTTTTGGTACAAGCGCCGCAAGCACATTGGCTGTAACTGAACAGGCAACAAAGAAAGACAATATTTATAATCAAATGGCTCAAGTTCTTTCTGGCTACGATAAGGATGGAAACATTCAAAGATTTGACGAAGACGGAAATCTTATTGGAACTTCAGAAAAAATTGACAACGCTATCTTCCTTTCTTTCTCGAGATTGTTGGTTAAAGACGAAATCAAGAAAGGCTCTTTTGAATTAGAGTTGGGTGTTGACCCTGTATATGCGGACGCTATGGACGATAGAGTTAAAATCACCGATTACGGAGCAGATACTTCTTACCGAGTTAACTCTCCTGCTGGCGAATATGGTATCCTATATGTATCTAATTCAGCTGGAACTCCTTTGAGTGGGGCAACTGGACCAACAGATTTAAAAGCTGGCTTGATTTATTATCAAGCTGGTGTTGCCGTTTTGAATAGCGCAATCTTCATGGCTGGAACTGGCTCTGGAGATGGAGGATTCCTTTCTTCTTCTGTTGATTTTGACGGAGCTGCTACTTCATTTACTGGCTCTTTGATCGCAGACGAAATCTCAGGTTCCGCTGATTACTTGAGACACAGAATCTACAACTTGCAATTCAACAATACAATCGAGTTGAACTCAACAGTTTACTTCTGTCGTGCAAAGCACAACGAATTCAATTACAGCTCAAACCCAACATATTTGAGCGGATCACAAATCGCTGTTAAAAACAACACAACAGACTTGCCTATCTCTTATATCACCTCTATTGGTCTTTACTCTGCCGACAATACTTTGTTGGCTGTAGGAAAGTTCTCTGAGCCTATCAGAAAAGATTCAAACATTGAATTGACATTTAGAGCACGATTGGATTACTAGGATGTTATGTATAGATTCAAATTCTCTCCAGACGATCTGTTCGTTAACAGATTAAAGACTTACCCTGAGTATGACATTCTTGTCTATCAGGGTCAAATGTATTCAAATAAAGAGTCTCGAATAAGTGGATCTGGTGGAATTGTAGTCTATGATACTAACACAAACAGAACAGGCTCAAACCTAATCTACCCTTTCGTAATGACTGGGTCTCAAAAGAATGTATTCAAGAAATACAAATATCAGCCTCTTGTTCAAAACAATTCGGGACATAACCAGTTCACCAGCAAATATTGGCTAGAAGCTTCAGGTGGATTGGCAGAGTCGGCAGCGACAATTGCCGTCAATGGACAAATCACTTCTTCTTATGGAATCGAGTCTCCAATTAAAAGAAACAGAACAGCTCGACAAAACACATACACAGCCAACTATTACAACGTGGAAGAGTCGGATCAAAGCTTAGCTTTCGTCACAGGTGAAACAAGAGACATTACCGACAATAATGGAAATCAATTTAGCATAAATCTCACAGCTTCAGCCCTACAAAACATTGCAAAGAAATATTCAATTATGTCAGAGCATTTTATCTTTGACGAATTATTGACAGGTTCTGCCGCAGACAATATCAATTTTATTACGATCCCTAGCATGTACTATGGTTCAACAATCAAGAAAGGCTCCGTTGAGCTCAACTATTATATCACAGGTTCGAAAGTGGGAACCTGCTCAGATAAGAATCATAATGGCCTTTTGATTGAAACGACGGGCTCTAGTGTTGATTCAGTTGTGGGTCTTGTGTTGTATGACGAGGGTGTCATAATGCTCACTGCTTCTCATGATCTTGAGAACAATAACATTGAATATACTTCAGGAACGCCAGCAAGCGGATCTTGGTTGACATACGGCACAACACTCAATGACGGAGAAAGTCCTTCTCCAACGTTATCCTCAGCTTCTTATGGGCTATATTTCCAAGGAACCAGCTATGTCAATTCAATGACAATGTTTGCTCACGCCAAAAAAGGACACCTGAATCACTCAAACAATCCAACATATAGAACTCAAACTTCAATTGGAAGTGCTGTATTAGGTTCTGGTAGTATGTTCGCTGAGACTTCTTATGGAATCAACAATATTGTATCTGGTTCATACGTTTCTGCTTCATTCGAGAAAACAACTTATATCTCGAAAGTTCATATTTACGATGAGGATGGTAATTTAATTGCTATTACTTCATTAGCAAAACCAATAAAGAAAACAATTGAAGACGAATATACATTTAAAATGAAAATAGATCTATAAAATACTTGACATCAATAATCCTATGTGTTATAATTTAATAGTGGGTATAGTATTATTATAATATAATATATTAAATATGTCAATAGTTTTTTGTGTTTTTTCTAAAATAATATCTAATATTATTGGATTCTCGAGAAAAACACCATAAATTATTAATTTTTGACAAAAAGAATTAAAAACAAAGGAAGGCTGGCTAAAATGATTTTAGGATTGGACGTATCAACCTCAAGGATAGGTTGGGCAATTATTAATGATAAACAGGAACTGGTAGACTCAGATTTCTTTAAAACAGACAACAAGATGTCTCTAGAGGAAAGAGCTACAGCTTTAAAGGATAATGTTCTTAAACCAATCATTGCCCTCCATGATATCACAGAGATTAGAATCGAAGAGCCGTTCTCAATGTTCTCTGGTGGCAAGACAACGGCGAAGACAATGAGTTCCCTGCAGCGTTTTAACGGTATGGTTTCACTTATAGCGCACCAACTACTGGGAAAGCCTCCAACGCTTGTAGGAGCCACCACAGCGCGTTCTAGAGTGGGAATAAAAGTTCCTCGAGGAACAAAAGCAAAAGAGGTCGTCCTTGATTGGGTCGAGAAGAAGTTTGATAATTTTATTATGGAGTACACGAATCATGGAAACCCAAAGCCGGGACTGGACGACGAAGCAGACGCTATTGTTGTTGCTCTTTCTCATTTTGACTTAAGATGACTATTTATTGGTTTATAGGAGAGCTCAATATGAAACTTACAGAAGCAAAATTAAAACAACTTATTCTCGAAGTCATTAATGAAGGTTGGCAAGACACTTCTTGGAATCTCGAAAATGGCGAAAAGGTCACTATCGGAGAGATAAACGACTATCTTGGAAACGAAACCATCGATGTAGATCCGGTAGAGGTTAAAAACCAAGTCTTAAAAGCTCGAGGCAAAGAACGTTTACCTGTTGGTCCGGGAATCACAAGCCAGGAAAGGGTCGATGCTGCGGATTTAAGTTTTCCAATCATCATTGTTAAGAAAGACGGCGAATACACAGAAGTGTTAGACGGAAACCATCGCTTACAAAAAGCAGTTGATCACGAGAAACCATTGAAAGCAAAGATCTTAGACCTCGACAATCCTGAGACTCCAGAAAAATACAAGGAACTATTTGGATGAAACTTACAGAAGCAATACTAAAGAAGCTTATCAACGAAGTTCTCCAAGAAGGAATGAAAACAATTGCCGATCTTCCAGAAGACGTGTTTATTAAGATTGACGGAGACGTTGAGGACGTTATTGAAATTTATTATTCAAATGCCAATGGTCGCCCGATAAAATACGAGAATGAATCAAGTCCTTATGGAAGCATCTCTTTGGATCTCGAGGTTCAATTGGCAGACGAATTTCCTTGCCTTCACGCGCTTATGGTTGCCTATTCTGACGCTTCTAAGGGCTGGGGCCCTCTGTTGTATGACGTTGCGATTGAAGTCGCCACAATGAAGGCTGGAGGCCTTGTAAGCGACCGTTCAATTGTATCTCAATACGCATACAATGTGTGGGATAAATATAATAGTCAACGAGGAGACGTTGAAAAATTACAACTCGATGATGAGGATGGAACTTTGACTCCCGACGACCATGATGACGATTGCCTTCAAAATATTTCTCGAGAGTATGAAGATAGAGTAGGGATCTCTTGGGATCAATCTCCGCTGTCAAAGCTTTACAGAAAAGAACCGACAACGATTAACGAGCTGTTTTCCTCGGGAAAATTGCTAACTCAAGATTTTAATTTATAGTTTTTACTTGACAAGTGTGTCTCAACGTGTTACATTATATAAAACACGGAGGACATTATGCAAAAATACACTGTACTAATCGCCGGTGGATTCAAACCACCACACAAAGGTCACTACGACTACATCAAGTTCTATCTTGATAATCCTGATGTAAAAGAAGTTCGTCTTTACATTGGAGAAAAGTCTCGAGACACAATTACTTTAGAGCAAACCGAAGAGGTTTTGCGACTCTATGGATTGCTTGATCACCCAAAGATGAATTACAAGCGAGCAACTATCCGACAAGGAAAGAACAGATCTTACACAAATCCCCTTGCCGATTGCTACGATTATGCCGAGAACAGAGTTCTTGAGCCTGTTGCTCTTGGATGCTCAACAAAAGATGTCGGGTACAGAAAGAGATTCAATGCTTACTTTGACGACATACGTTCAGATATTGTTTCTGCCCCAATCTTTGAGCAACAAGACGACTTATCCGCAACCGACTTCCGAGCGGCTTTACAAAACGGCGACTCAATCGCCGAATTTTTGCCTGACGGAATTGACGAACAATCTGTTCTCGCACTATTTAAAGCATAACGATTCATTTAAAGGAGATAATAAAATGAAACTTACAAAAGCAACATTAAAAAGAATCATCAAAGAAGAGTTGGAAGCGACTCTCGGAGAGGGCAAAGACCAAGCTCTTGAAATGATTAATAATCTAGAAAAAGGCGACGACTTGGGTATGATCCTTGATTTCAGCGATCTCAAAGAGTTAGTTTCAAATGGAGATAAAGAAGGAGCACTTGAAGAAATCGGCTACATGTATGAAGGCACAGAAACGGCAGGCCATGATAGACTCTTGAAGAAATTAGAAAGTTTAATTAAAAAAATGTAATCTAAACTTTTTACTTGACAAACCTTCTGGGATGTGTTATCTTATAAACAGGAGGACATTATGATCGAGGACAAAAGAAAAATTGTAACCCAAGTTCTTGGGTCTTATTATCAAAAGGGCGATGAGCATTTGTATCATTGTCCTTTTTGCAATCACCACAAAAAGAAATTGTCGGTGAACTTCGCAAATGGCTACTATTTATTTTCAGACATTCATTTAACGGAGATGATAAATTGAAACTTACAGAATCAATTCTAAAACGCCTCATTAACGAAGTATTGGAAGAAGGCATGAAAACACACACTGACCTTCCGGAAGATGTGTATGTTAGGGTTCATTACATAGAGAAAGGGGCATGGGGTGCAACAATCGCGGTAGCCCTCACTGACTCAAATGGAGAATACAAACCTGAAAATGCCCCAGAATGGGGAGATGTTAGGTTCGACTCTGTTGAACCATGGGGCGATCCATGTGACGGATCAGCAGTAGTCACAGTAGCTCGAGCTGCTAATGGCTGGGGCCCGTTTCTTTATGATGTTGCAATTGAAGTAGCGACAATGAAGTCAAATGGCTTGACAGCGGATAGACATATTGTCTCACAGGATGCTGCTGGTGTATGGGATTTTTACTTAAAAAACAGATCCGATGTTCTCGCACATCAACTTGACGATATGAAAAATACTCTTACACGTAAACGCAAAGACAATTGCACTCAGAATTCAGCAGGAGAAGATTGGCAATCATCGCCCCTCTCAAAGAGGTATACAAAGGAACCAACCATCATCAACTCTCTTGGCGATAAACTAAAATGGGAAATTTAAAATAAACTTTTCACTTGACAAACCTTCTGTGTGCACACTATTTAAAGCATAATCATTCATTTTAAGGAGACAAAAAAATGAAACTTACAAAAGCAACATTAAAAAGAATTATCAAAGAAGAGCTTCAAGCAACTTTGAGAGAAGAAGACGGGGACATTAATCCTGATCATGTCCGTGCACTATTAAATGATTGGTGGGATTCTGATGACCCAATAAACATGTCAGAGGAGCAATTATGGAGAGAGTATTCTCAGAACCCTAATTATTTAGGTCTTTCTAAAGCCTCTTTTGAAGAAGCTATCAGGCGATACGACGCATAATGGTAATCTAAACTTTTTTATCCTTTTTTATCTTTTTTTATCTTTTAGAGACTATTTAAAGTAAAAGGAGTTATCATGTCTAATTTAAAAAATCTCAAAATCAACGAAGAGACCCACGAGAAGTTAAAAAACTATTGTAAAGAAAAGGGTTTGAAAGTTGGAAAGTTTGTTGAGAACTTGATTAACTCCAAGTTAGCGGAGGATAGTCAAAATGAACTCGGGAATTTACAAAATAACAAATAAGGTCAATGGAAAATTTTACATTGGATCTTCAAACAACATTAAGAGAAGGTGGAGACATCACAAGTCAAACTTGAGAAGCGGAACTCACACCAACTTCCACCTTCAAAATTCTTACAACAAACACGGCGAAGATCAATTTGAGTTCGTATTGATTGAAGAAGTAAGAAGAGCAAACTTGCTTGCGAAAGAGCAAGAATATCTTGACGAAGCCTTTGGTGGCGGTCAAGAAATCTACAACATTAGCAGAGTAGCCGGCTCTCCTATGGCTGGACTGAACCACACAGAAGAAGTGAAGCAACTTCTATCTGAAAAACTATCCGGCGAAAACCACCCACATTACGGCAAGCCCGTGAGCGAAGAGTGGCGAAGAAAGATAAGTAAATCCCGAAAAAGATTTACGGACGAACAAGAAGCATCGTTCAGAGAAAGATGGCTTTCCGGAGAAACAAAAGGATCAATTGCGAAAGAAATTGGAGTTCACACAACAACGATTACAAGGGCGATTGAGAGAGCAGAGAGATTTAATTACTAATTTCTACTTGACAAGTCTTTCTTTTCGTGTTAAGTTATTTAAAGGAGGACAACTATGGAAGCAGATAAATTAAAAATCCTAAATAATATTTTAGGTTATCCAAAGAGACAAGGGCAAAGTGAATACTATTACCACTGCCCTTTCTGTAATCATCACAAAAAGAAATTAGCAATCAATTTTAATAACGGGTTTCACTGCTGGGTTTGTGATCAACGAGGAAAGAACATTTACCGAATTGTAAGAAGATTCGGAGATTACCAACAAAGACAAAAGTATCGAGAACTTCAAGGTCTCGTTGACTTGTCAGACTTTGAAGAGATGTTCAAGGAATACAACAGCATTCAAGAAAAGCAAGTCTTGGAAATGCCCGAAGGCTTTGTGTCTTTGTGCAACAAAGATCTTCCAATGGACTCAACGGACGCAATAAGATATTTGTCGTCTCGAGGAATTGGAAGAAGAGAAATCCTTAAGTGGAAAATTGGTTATTGTAAGGAGGGTCGCTATGGCGGACGAATCATCATCCCGTCCTTTGACGTGGACGGAGATCTTAATTATTTCATTGCTAGGAGTTATGTCGGGCATTCTCGTCGGTACCTCAACCCTCCAGCAGATCGTGATATCGTTTTTAACGAACTAAATATTGATTGGGACGAACCTGTGATTCTTGTGGAGGGTGTGTTCGATGCTATCGCTGCTGGAAACAATGCCATTCCGATTCTTGGATCAACCCTTCGAGAAAAGTCTCGGTTGTTTCAAGCAATTGCAATTCACGATACACCAGTTTACATGGCTCTTGACCATGACGCCGAGAAGAAAGCAGAATGGATTATCAAGTCTATGTTAAAGTACGATCTTGAAGTTCACAAAGTTCCAATTGACGACGCTGACGTTTCAGAAATGGGTGGCAAAGAGTTTCAGGAGAGACTAGTTAATGCTAGAGAAATAAAGAACGATATGTTCTTTTTCGAACAAATGCTGGAGAACATCTAATGAAACTTACAAAAGAATCACTAAAAGAAATTATCAAAGAAGAGCTGTAAGCAATTCTTGAGGAAGCCGAAGAAGAGTCTGAGGAAGAATCCGAAGAGAAAGATTAAAAAGAGGTGGCTCCGAACGAAGCCGCTCTTAAAAAAGATACCGAAGAGCTCCAACTCGACCAAAAAAATAAACAAAATTATTTGACAAGCTTCCTCCAACGTGTTATATTATATCCATAATAAACACAGGAGGACATTATGTCAGGAGTATCAGGAAGTAATAGAATTCAGCGCAAAGACTTTATGCAAGTATTGAGGCGCTATGAAAAAGAAGTATTGAGAAATATCGAAGGATATGTTCGAGTTGAAACGAGCGGCTCGTTTAATTCAGATTTATCAAAAATGGATTTTGGAGATATGGATCTTATCGTATTATTCGATACAGTAGAGGACAAAAAATCTCTAAAAAAGAGATTGGTGGAAAATTTTAAAAAACTTTCGGACGACCTTATTATCCCCTTTGAATCTGAAAAATATCGGGGCAAAAAATGCTATAATAGTGGAGAGCTTGTGACGGTATCTTTCCCTCAACCTAATGGCTCAGTTCAAATTGATAATATCATTGCTTTATCTGAAGAGGAGTTGCAATTTAAAAAATCCTTTCTGGATTTACCAGCAGAGAAACAAGGGGTGATCCTTGGCCTCACAAAGATAGCTGTACAAGAAAACGGAATGGAGCTTTTATCTTCTTTGAATATTGAGAAGCCTCAAGTATCCGAGAAAGAAGAAATTGAATTCTCTCTCAGTTCAACCGAGCTTCAATTGCGAGTTGTCTCTAAGGAAAACAAAGAGCGCAAGATTGTCTGGAGAACAAAAGAGTGGGACACCGTCCTGCAAATTTTAAGAGGGTATAATCTTGACACTTCTTTTGAAGATTTGGTTTCTCAAGCAGAATCCACTATAAAAACAGACCGAGGACTTAAAAGAGTCGTCGGAGTATTCAAGTCAATGGTCTCAGTTAAAAGCGGAGAGGTTGGCACACCAAAAGGTGAAAATAAAATAAAAGCTTTAAAAAGAATAGAAAAGTTGCTTGACAACTAACGTCAAACGAGTTATATTATAAACATAATACAAAGGAGGTCCCAATGGGCGGTAATATTTTTGAACAAACAACTTCTATTAAATTAGAAAACATTCAACCAACAATCAATGCTTATATTAAATCATTAGGCAAAATCTTTCCTAACAAGGCTCACTCTTTAACTTTCTTTGAGCCTGTAGGGTCGACAGGTAAGAAAGCTGTGTCTGGAGATCTAGATCTAGCCATTGACTTTACTCATATTATTCGAGCATTCACTGAGTCAAACCTTGCCCTTTGGGGAGTAGACTACGACACTTGGTATGAGCGTTATAAATCTATCCATAAACGTTCTCGAACTGCAACCTATGACATGTGCAAAATGCGAGCATTGCTTGAATTAATTGGAGAACAAATGACAGAAGAGGGTATCCCCGTTGAACTCAAGAAAGTCAACGCTGGTAATTTATTTTCTTGTTTCCCTCAGTTTGGACCTGACAACAAGCCAACAGGTGAGTACGTTCAGATTGATTGGATGGTTGGAGATATTGATTGGCTTCGCTGGGCTTATTATTCTCATGGAGAACAAGGGCTCAAAGGCCTACACAGAACTCAGCTTATCTTGTCTTGTTTCACAGAAATAGGTATGTCATTTAGTCATCTTCACGGAATCAAAAACAAAGGTGAAGTTGAGTGGCTCATTGAGGGTCCACAGATTGCCCTAGAAGCTCTAGCGGAAAGTTTTGGACCAATTACTATGGAGCAGACAAATACCTTTGCTGATTTTCATTCTTGGATTAAACAGAGTGCAAATCAAGAGCAATACGATAGTATTATTAGAAGATACTTGAGAATCTTGCAAATTGCAAGAGCAGATATTCCAGAGCAACTTAAGGAGTTAGTATGAGTTTTGCAGACGAAGTAATAGAAAAAGCAGTTAAAGAGGGATACACGTTCTTGGTGCTAGAACCAAAGGAGGCTTTCGCCCCTGCTGTAATGGAGTTCTCCGAGAAACACAAGAGGTTGGTATATAATATTGACATTTTATTGAGCTGTTTCTCGGAAGAATATGGCTGGGATCCAATTGAATCACTAGAGTGGTTCGATTATAACGTATTTAGCTTAACTCACATGGAAGGAGGTCCACTTTTTTTCGATGAATTTGAAGGAAAAATCTTGACAGTTGAAGACTAACGTGTTATATTATTAATACAAACAAACAAAAGGAGGGCACATGTTTAGATGCGCACATATTAGCGATACACATATTCGCAATTTAAAATATCATGAGGAATACCGACAAGTATTCAAAGAAATTTACGACTCTCTTATTCAAGAGCAACCAGACTATATTGTACACACAGGAGACCTAGCTCATACAAAAACTCAGCTATCTCCAGAGTATTTTGAAATGGCTTCTAATTTCCTAAAGAATCTTGCTGATATTGCACCTACCATTGTGATCCTCGGTAATCATGACGGAAACCTTAAGAATGGTGATCGACAAGACGCTATCACACCAATCGTTCAGGCTTTGAAACATCCTAATCTGACATTGTTAAAAGACTCTCAAGAGTATTCTCCAGAAGAAGGTTTAGTGTTCAATGTTCTATCTGTCTTTGACCGAAATAATTGGACTAAGCCTTCTGATAACTCTGCTATCAATATCGCACTGTATCATGGTGCAATTCAAGGTTGCCAAGTTGGAACTGGCTTTGAGTTAGATCACGGAGAAGACGACATATCTATCTTTAATGATTTTGACTACGCTATGCTCGGAGACATTCATAGAACTCAGCACCTTGACGAAAACAAGCGTGTATGGTATGCAGGCTCAACTGTTCAGCAAAACTTTGGAGAGTCTCGCAGAAAAGGTTATCTAATGTGGAATATTCACAGCAAAGAAAAACACTCAGTAGAAATGAGATTGTTTGAATCTCCACGACCATTCATTACAGTCGAGGTTACAAAAGAAGGTCAGCTTCCAAACGTTGACGTTCCAAAAAATTCTCGTTTGCGTTTGGTCTGCGAACACAATATTCCTAGAGCAAGACTTGTTCGCCTTGAAGATTACGCTCAATCAAAGTGGTCTCCATTATCTGTCCGCGTTGTAAGCAAAGCAACTCAGTTTGAAGAAAAAACCAACAAGGGACGTTCAAAAAATATTCGAGACGCTAATGTGTTCAGCGGATACATGGAAGACTTTCTTTCAACAAAAGAGATTGATGAAGAGACAAGAGAACGTGCAAAGGAAATTTCTTTGGAATATTTTTCTAAGTATGTTAGTTCTGACTTGTCTCGGAATGTAACTTGGCGACTAAAGAAAATGCAATGGGACTACCTATTCAACTATGGCAAAGGTAATTCAATTGATTTCTCAAAGCTAAGCGGTCTTGTTGGTATCTTTGGCAAGAACTATTCAGGTAAGTCTTCAATCATTGACGCTGCTTTGTTTGGAATGTTTAACACCACCTCGAAAGGTGAGCGCAAGAATGTTCATATCATTAATCAAAATCAAAATAAATCTAAGTGTAATATTGAAATTGATATCGGAGACGATACATATAAGATTACACGTACTTTGGAGCGAACAAAATCAGCTGCAAAGACAGATTTGGACTTCACCAAAATGATTCTAGGTACTCAAGCTGAATCTAAGAATGGTACAACTCGCAATGAGACAGACGCAAATATTCAATCTACAATTGGAAACTTCCAAGATTTCTTAATGACCTCTTTGGCAGCCCAACATGATTCGTTTGGATTTATCAATGAGGGTTCTACTAAGCGTAAAGCTATCTTGGGAAAATTCTTAGACCTTGAAATCTTTGAGGAAATGCACAAGGCTGTCAAAAAAGATTCGGCAGAAATGCGTGGATATATTAAACACCTTAATGCCGTTGATTGGGAAAAGAGATTAAAGAAAGCCCTAAGTGAATACGCAGAAATTCTTGGAGAAATTGAAGAAAAGAAAGACGAGTGCGAAGGACACCAAGCTCGTTTGGAAGTTCTGAGAGAAGAGCAAAAGATAATTAACGATCAAGTAAGCGCAGCAGCACAAAGAGACATTAATATCGACGAGCTACAAAGTACCCTCTCACAAGCTCAAAAATCGCTCTCAAAGGCTCAAAAAGAAATGTCCGAACTTTCTATTGAAGTAAAATCAAAGAGGGAAGAATTAGCCATTTTAGAGCCTCAAATGGAGTCTTTGAAAGAAGAAGCTGTTAGGGCTGAGGAAGAGTTAAACTCTTTGAAGGAATTAAAGAAGTTGTTAAAGGCTGAGATTCCAAAGTTCGAGAAGCTGTCTAGACAAGTTAATTCATTGCAATCTAAGATTGATATGTTGCACGACCACGAATATGATCCCAACTGTTCTTTTTGTTGTAATAACGAATTCGTAAGGCAGGCAGAAGAAGCAAAGGTTAAAATCTCTGAGGCTATCGAGAAAAAAGAAGAGCAAAATAATGTTATCTTGGATCTTAAAATGAAAGCTTCTTTGTTCGACGAAGAAAGATTGAAGATTACAGTTGAAAACTTTGTGAATACCGAGATTGATTATATTAATCTAAAGTCCGATATTCAAAACAAGTCTTTACGATTTGAGAACGCAGAAGGTAAGGTTTCTTTAATGGAGCATCGCATTCCAAAGATTGAGGAAGATATCGCATATTACAATGAAAACATTGAAGCATACGAGAACCTATCTTCTCTCAAGCGAGACTTAATGGCAATCAACAAAACTATCTCAATGAAAGAAAGAGATTGCAAAAAATGCAACTCGGACTTGCTAGAGCTAATGTCAGAAAAAGGAGCCACCTCTCGACTTATTGAAGAAGCTCGAGAAGGAATTCAGAAGGTTAAAGACGCAGAACGTGATTATATCGCCTATGATTTATTCGCCCAAGCAACTCACGCCAACGGAATCTCTTATGAGGTAATTAAGTCTATGTTGTCTGTAATTAACGCAGAGATTGCTTCTATCCTTTCTTCAATCGTTGATTTTGACGTTTTGATTGACAATGACGATAGCAACCTAGAGATTTACTTAAAGCACCCTAAATACGATCCTCGTCCCTTGTCAATGGGTTCAGGTGCTGAAAAGACAATTGCTTCTATGGCTATTCGCCTAGCTTTGATATCAGTATCCTCTTTGCCGAGACCTGACTTCTTTATTCTTGACGAACCAGCCACTGCACTTGACGCAGATCACATGGAAGGTTTTGTGAGATTATTACAAATGATTAAGTCCCATTTCAAGACGGTTCTGTTAATTACTCACCTCGAAAATCTCAAAGACGTTGTCGATAAGACAATTGAAATTGATAAGGTCGATGGATATGCCCAAGTCAAATTGTGATTTGGGCAACTAATTAAGTTCACAATAGGAGACTTAATTATGGGTTTAAAAGAAGAATTAGCTGAAAAGCTAGCAGATATTAACTGCAAAGAAAAGATTAAAGAGACTCTCGATGAGCGCAAAGACGATATTCGAGAAGCTCTTTATCTTGACAGAAAAGACAAGGGGTTGTTTGATGCTATTCAAGAAAGAGTTATTTCTCGCAAGCTGCTTGTTTTTACCGTTGCTACTGGGCTTTTGTATTGGGGAGTTGGTCTTGATGCCGACACTTGGGGTATGATTGCCATGACTTATATTGGCGGCCAAACCGCTATCGACTTTGCAAAAGTATGGAAAGGCTAATGCAGTGGCTTAAAGAAAACTGGAAGACGCTCCTAGGTGCATTTGGCACCTTGGGGCTTTCTTTGATCGTAAAAGAGATTATTAATTTACTTAGAGAAAAAAAGCTGCAACAACTAAAAGAAGAAGAAGCTGAGGTTAAAGATACTTCTGGGAAGATTGAGCTCGAAGGAACTAAGGCCGCTGGTGAGACTCACGTAGCTTCCGTTAAAGGTGCACATGCTGAAGCCGATAAAAAGAAGAAAGAAGCGGAAGCAAAAAAGAATGAAAGAAAAGAAGAACTTGAGGAAGATTCTGAGGAGCTGGATAACGCCCTCAGAGGATTTGGAATAACGGAGAAGAAATGATTTTAATATTAATGAGTTTGGCCTTTGCCGAGCCTCGCTTTGAAAAACTTGAAGAGGGAGAACAAGCTTCTTTCAGTGGAAGACTGTTGAACAATGAGGCTTTGGCTACAATGGTATCACAATGCGAATTTAACGTTGAGCAATGCGAGATTCAAAACGATCTACAATGCACACTTATGGTGGCAGATAAGCAATATGAATATGATATATTGGAGGCCAAATATACCGCATTAGACTATAAACATACAAACCTAATGGCAATCAAAGAAGAAGAGTTAAATGTGCTTAGAGCGCAGTCAAAACCTCAGAGATCAATGTGGGCTTTTTTTGGTGGCTTTGTGATTGGAACAGCTGCTTCATTGGCTACTTATTATGCAGTAAATCAAATTCAGGAGTAAGTAAATGAAAAACAAAGACCCAGATTATATTGCAAAGCTTGAAAAAGCAATTGCTGATAAATATGGCAAAGAAACAGTTGAGCACCCAAAGGCAAGTTGGGATGAAGAAATGGAAAGATTTTATTTATCTGACTTAAAAACAAATTACCGACACTTAAACGAGGAACAAGAGAAGGAAGAGGTAAGTGGTGTTTTAATTTCAAAAGAACTACTTAATAGAGAATCAAGACGCTCTTGTCCGACATGCAATATATATTCATTCAAATCTGTCGATGATTTATATATGACAAAATTTGATTGTTGCTTTAAGTGTTATGTCCAGTGGGTTGAGGGTCGAGAAGAAAGATGGAAATCAGGTTGGAGACCAAATAAATGAGCAAAGAAACATTAGAAATTATCAGAGGCTTATCTCAAGCCGCAGCTAACGCTTATGACGGCGGCCACTTGGAGAACTACTCTCTCGACGGACAAGTACGCACCACAGGCTTAAAACGAGAAGAAGGCATTCCATTACTTGATAAGCGCTGCATTGACGGATTCAAAGTAAAATTTTATGGCGATTCAATGATTATCAACTATCAATCCGACGTAATGATGAAAGACTTAAAAGACGATGGATTTGAAAATGAAATCGCACAAACTATTAACGAAGTTAAAAAGTTTTTACAAAAGGAGTATAAAGCAATTACAGGTAATTCTGTGTCCTTAACTCCAAAGGGTGAACCTCAGATTATTGTACAAACAACGTCTAGAGTTCGCACTTTTGTTCAAGCATATCAACATTATAAAATTGGTGGCTTGCAAATGGATCAAATCGGAGCCCCTTCCGAAGCTTCAGTTCGAGACATTACAAAAAGATTTTTGGAGACCGCAAAAGCAAAACGTCCTCAAAATGAATTCATTAAACCTGGAGATAACCAAAAATGAAACTTACAAAAGAAACATTAAAGCGAATCATCAAAGAAGAGCTTGATGCTGTTGTTAACGAAGAAGAGCTTGATGAAGGACTGTTCGATTTCATCAAAGGTAAAAAGAAAGAAGAGCCTAAAGAACCAGAAGCAAAAAAGCCACAAGGAACTCCATACACAAGAGCTAGAGAACAAATCATTCTCAGCGATCTAGTTGGGGGAGCTATGGGAAATGCTGCTCAAATCTTCATGAACGTCACAGATAAACATAATCTTTTTAATGTTAAGGACGAACAAGAGTTGCACTATTTTCTAAAAATGTTTGCCAAATATGCTAATCAAAAAGCAGCAGGTAAAGTTCGTGCTGATACAGAGCTTAATTATGGAAGAGTGAAAAATCCTACCGGTGGTGGTTTTGGTATGATGACAATTAATGATCCAAAATTCAAAGCAGCCAATCTTAAAAGATTACAAGATGCCGGAGGGGTATGAAACTCACCAAAAATGAAATCGTTAAAGAAATTGTAAAGTGCGGAAAAGATCCTCAATATTTTATTGACAACTATTGTAAGATCTCTCACCCACTGAAAGGTCAGATACCGTTCAAAACGTATGAATATCAGAAAGATCTTCTCAAGGACTTTAACGACTATCGTTTCAACGTAATCTTAAAAGGTAGGCAGCTTGGGATCTCAACCGTCTCAGCTGCCTATGTTGCTTGGTTCATGTTGTTTCACCGAGAAAAGAACGTTCTCGTTATTGCAACGAAACTCACCACAGCAACAAACCTTGTAAAGAAGGTTAAGATGATTTTCAAAAATCTTCCTTCTTTCATGTTGATATCAAAGATTGCAGTTGATAACAAGCAATCGTTTGAACTTACAAATGGCTCTCAAGTTAAAGCCGCAACCACTTCTGGAGACGCTGGTCGTTCGGAAGCTTTGTCATTGCTTATTATAGACGAGGCAGCGTTCGTTGACGGCCTCGAAGAGTTGTGGACGGGTCTTTACCCTACTTTGTCAACAGGGGGGCGTTGTATCGCATTGTCGACGCCTAACGGGGTAGGAAATTGGTTCCACAAAACCTATAGCGAATCCGAGACCGGATTGAATGATTTTCACCCAATTAAACTTATGTGGGACGTTCACCCTGAGCGGGACCAAGAATGGTTTGAGAAAGAAACACGAAACATGTCTAAGAGACAAATCGCGCAAGAGCTTGAGTGTTCTTTTAATGCTTCAGGAGAAACAGTAATCAACCCTGAAGACCTTGAGAGAATTATTCATGACGTTCAAGACCCAATATATAGAACTGGTTATGACAGAAATTTTTGGATATGGGAAAGATATCAAGAAGGAGTTCCTTATATTCTTTCCGCGGACGTTGCTCGTGGAGACGGAGCTGACTTTAGTTGCTTTCATATTGTTCGGGTTGACACAATGACAGTTGTAGCCGAATATCAAGGTAAGCCCGATCTAGATATGTATTCGAGGATTTTATACGACGCAGGAACAGAATATGGCACCTGCCTACTCGTAGTTGAAAATGTTGGAGTTGGTATTGCTATCTTGGAAAAACTTAAAGACATGCAATATAAGAAACTTTATTATTCAATTAAAT